CAATGGCCCGCCAGTCGATGGGAACGGCTGCGGCGGGCGATCGGGCGGCGGCGAACATGTTCGGTAATGGAGCCTTGGTCGCTGGTCTGGTGTCGCTAGATGGTGACAGCGACATGGAGCCAGATGATGCCGCAGCCCTCAACGCTGACCTGGCAAGGAACGTAGGCGGATGGGAGAACGCCTCATCCATCCGATTTCTGAATCACAGAGTGAAATTCACACCCTGGACGATGTCGTCAGTTGACATGCAGTTCCTGGAGTCCCGACAGTTCCAGATCGAGGAAATCGCACGTTGGTTCGGTGTCCCCCCGCACCTGCTGATGCAAACCGACAAGCAAACCTCATGGGGCACGGGGGTTGCCGAGAGCAACCGGGGCATGGGCAGAACCGTACTAGCTCCCTGGGCGAGCAGGATTGAGCAGCGGTTGTCCCGGTTGCTCTGGGGCGAAAAGTTCGTTGAGTTCGACTTCAGCGGGCTGGAACGACCGTCCCCTGAGATTGAGATCGGACTGTTGGCGCAGAAGATCGACGCTGGAATGATCACCATCAACGAGGCGAGATCTACTCTTAACCTTCCCCCCGTCTCTGGAGGGGACGTACTGCGCCTCAAGGGTGTTCCACTCGTGGCTGAGCTGTCTCCATCGTCGACAGGAGCGGTCCAATGAGTATCGTTTCACAAAACAGAGAACCATTACGACGTTACGGAAACACGAATCTCGTCCGGGTCTGCTGCCGGAGCCAACCAGAGATCAAAGGCAACAAGTTGGGTGGCTACGCCGCCGTTTTCGGCCAACCAGCCGACCTGGGCTGGCGTGGCAAGGAGATCATGGCCCAGGGATCACTCACCAGGGCCCTGAAAACCTCGGACGCCCGCGCGCTGTACAACCACAACCCCTTGTACGTACTCGGCAGGCAGGCAGCGGGAACCCTGCGACTGTCAACCGACAGCACTGGCCTGGAATACGAGGCAGATCTGCCGAACACCACCTACGCGGCAGACCTACGGGAACTGATCGAACGGGGAGACATCACCGGAGCCTCGTTCGCCTTCATCCCCGACCTGTTCGACTACGACAAGACCACCGACACTGTCACCCACACCGACGTGGCCGAACTGATAGACGTAAGCCCCGTCACCTACCCCGCCTACGCTGGGGCAACCACGGAAACCAGGTCTGCCGAGAACCTAGTTAGCCGGCAACGTAGCCAACTCATTAGGGCACGTGCCCGTGTTCACCTGAGAGGTGAGAAGTAATGACCATTGAGGAACTGGTTGCCGCACTTCAGGCGATCATCGACCAGGCCGTTGGTGACCAGGGTCAGCCTCGGGACCTGAACGAGGAAGAGATGGCCCGCTACGAGCAGCTGGAATCCCAGTTGGCGGTAGCTCGGCGCTCCGCCGAGATCAGGTCGCGTCAGGCGGCCTACCAGATGCCGGTTTCTGGAATCGGAATCGTTTCAGCGGTCAAGCCAGACGATGGACTGGAACGAGCCTTTGACGCCTACCTGCACACTGGGCAGAAAAACCAGGACATTACCCAACTCCGTGCCCAGGGTGAGGGAATCTCATCGGCTGGTGGATACCTGGTACCGTCTGGATTCGAAAAGAAGCTAGTCGAGCGGATGGTAGCGTTCGGTGGGTTCTCCAACAGCGCAGACCGTTACAACTCAACCGATGGATCTTCAGTAGAGTTTCCGTCCTTCGACGACACCTCCAACTCGGGACAGATTACCGCCGAGTCTGGTGCCTTTACTGGCGGCGCTGACCTGACGTTTGGAAAAGTGAAACTGGGGCAGTACAAGTACACCTCGGCTGGGGCAAATAATGCTCCTATTCGGGTACCGGTGGAACTCGCTCAGGACAGCGCGTTTGACCTTCGTGCGTTGCTTACCAAAGCGATGGGAACCCGGATTGCCCGTAAGCAATCAGTCGACTTCGTAACCGGTACTGGGGTGGGACAGCCTACGGGGATTCTGTGCCCAACTCTTACAGCGGATCGTGACTTGGATACCCCGGACACCCCAGATTATGAGGACCTGGTTGAATTCCAGGACATGTTGGACGAGGCATACGATCCAAACGCAAAATGGCTCATGAAAAAGTCGACCTGGAGCCAGCTGCGTCTGATCGTGGACACCATCGGAAGGCCGATCCTTCAGACTCTTCTCGATGGAATCAGTGGCAAGCCGGAACGTCGGCTCCTCGGATCTGAAGTGATCATCGATCAGGCGGTACCGACGCTTTCCAGCGCCGGGGACACTTTCTGCCTGGCCTACGGTGACTTCGAAGAGTCGTACATTATCCGTAACATTGGATCCCTGATGGTCGTGGTTGACCCCTACAGCCGCGCTTCCTACGGGGAGATCGAGTACACGGCTTGGGTTCGGGCCGATGGAAACATCCAGAACCGAAACTCATACGTGATCATGCAGAACAACACCTGATCAGCAGCATCAAACCATAACTGATCATCTATTCAATGCTAGGAGCATGATGAGTGACACGATCAGGTGGGATTTCGCCGACGCACGGAAGATCGCATCATCGAAGGTGACGATTTCCACCGCGACCACCACCACGTTCGACTTTGGTACCCCCGATGACGTCAATTTGGCGGGACTGTCCACCTACCACCATGGAGACAAGGTGCTGGTGGTGCTGAGTGCTAGCACTGCCGGTACTACTGACAGCATTACCTGGGTAATCCAGGACGCCGACGACTCCAGCGGTTCAATCGGCACTCCCGCGACCGCTGTGACCTCGGCTGTCGCCGGTGCGCTGTCGGCTGGCACTGGAGACGACTACTCCGTGTTCGCGGTAAAGGTTCAGCCCGGCCGGCCCTGGTTGCGGGTCAAGGTTACGAGTGGTGGAGCGACGGATACGTTCGTCACTCACTGCATGGTTCTCGCGGTAAGCGGGGCATAAGATGGCATGGGCGCCGGATTACACCACTGCGGCTAGGTTCAAGGCATTTCTGCGCATCGCTGACACGACAGATGATGTTCAGATCGGTCTTGCGATCACCTCAGCCAGCCGAGCGATTGATAAGGCATGCAACCGGCAATTCGGCGTCCTTTCCAGTGCCACCGAATGGTTCTACACGGCACAGTGGGACCGTCACAGGGACTGCTGGTTTGTTTCTGTTGATGACTTCGCTACTACTACTGGTTTGGTGGTTAAGGTGAAGACCGTTGCTACCACCGATTATGTGGTTGAACCACTGCAAGCGGTGGCAAAGGGTAGGGTCTGGACCGCTATCAGACTGGGTAGTAGTACCGGGGTGGCGGATAAGGACGCGATCGGCGTGACCGCGTTGTGGGGTTGGCCGTCAGTGCCTACCCCAGTAGAGCAGGCGTGCTGGTTGCAGGCTTCCCGGTTCCTATCCAGGCGAGACAGCCCATATGGGATAGCTGGTTCCCCCACTGACGGCTCAGAATTGCGTCTCCTAGCAACTGTTGACCCTGATGTTCGGGTGTCTCTGGGGCACTATGTGAGGCAATGGGCGGTGGCCAGATGATCCTGACCGATGTCATGGATGAGTTGGTCGTGAGACTTGGGGTTGTTCCGGGTCTCAGGGCCCATGATTGGTCAGTTCCTACTGTCGTTCTCCCGGCCGCAGTGGTCCATTATCCCAAAATAGTTGAGTTTGAAACCTACCTAAATGGTATGGAATCTTACACGCTTGACGTGGTGGTACTGGTGGGGAAACTGAATGATAGGGGAACCAGACAGCCTATGTCTGATTACCTCCGACCAACCGGACCAACATCGATCCGAGAAGCACTACAAACAGGGCATTCAGCCTCATTTGACGTGATAAGCATACAGGAAACGGTGGCGGATGGCTCCTACCCGCTAGCCGGAACCGAATACCAAGCCATCATTTTCACCTGCAAGATCTCTGGAAGTGGAAAATGACCCTTTCAACCCACATTGAAACCACGATCATTGCAACCGAAACCAAAACCACCGATCTTTCAGTAGCCACCGACGTCCTCAACTACAACAAGAGGATCGAACTGGCCACTGGAACCGGTTCAAACCAGGCAGATCTGATCTTCCACGACCAGCGCACCCTCATCGCATCAGCCACTGAAGACCTGGACCTGGCCGGATCACTCACCGACCAGTTCGGAACAACCCTCACTCTGGCCCGAATCAAGGGCATTGTGGTTACGGCCGCTGCGGCTAACACCAACAACGTGAACGTCATCCGACCCGCCAGCAACGGCGTACCCATCTTCCTAGCCGCTGGAGACGGTATGCCGGTCAAACCAGGTGGCAGATTCGAGTGGTGGGCACCGGACGCGACGGGAATCGCCGTAACCGCAGGAACCGGGGACCTGCTGACGTTCACTAACTCGGCTGGTACCACTAGCGTCACCTACGACGTGATCATCATCGGCGCTTCGGCCTAAGGGAGGCACACCATGGCACTCGTTCACAGCCGGGTAACCGTAATCAAGCTCGGTACCGTGGATATCTCGCAGTACGTCAAGTCCAGCGAATTCGCACGTAAGGCCGACTCACACGATGTCACCACCTACGGCAAGGACGACCACGTCTACGCCGGTGGGCTGGGAGACGGGTCATTCAAGTGCGACGGGCTTTACGACAGCACCGCCACCACGGGACCCCGCGCGCTGATCGAACCGCTCATCGGCACCACCGTGGCACTCACCCGCCGGCCGGAGGGCACCGGATCCGGCAAACCACAGGACATCGTGAACATCATCATCACCGGCTACACCGAATCATCTCCAGTGGCGGACTACGTCACCTGGAGCATGGAAGGCCAGCTGTCAGACGCCGTCAACTCAACTGCGCAGGTGTGATATGGAACGTAAGGCCTTGCTGGACAGAACCGCTCTTCTGAGCGGGAGGTCCCTACCGGAACGGACGGTGGAGATCCCCGGGGTTGGAGAGGTAAGAATCCGTGCTCTCTCCCGGGCCGAGGTGCTCAATTCCAAGCACGATGACAGCCCGCTGGAAATGGAACGCAGGACGCTGTCTCTCGCCATGGTGGATCCGGCCATGACGATCGACGACGTCGCCGAGTGGCAGAGAGTGTCTCCCCTGGGCGAGATCTCCATCGTCGCGGATGCCATCAATGAACTCTCGGGGGTGATCCCCGGGGCGGCCAAGAAGGCGTACAAAAGCGTTTGAGGAAGACTGGGGACTTGAGCTCGATTTCCTCCTCGCTGAGACTCTGGGCATGACCGTCGGTGATATACGCACGCGTATGTCAAATCAAGAGTGGATAGAGTGGTATGTCTACTTTGGCAGGAAAACCCAACGGAGACAGATAGCGGGGTAGGGAATGCAACTCAGGATAGAGGTCGAAGGGCTAAAAGAGATGACGCGAGCTCTGAAGGCCATCAACTCAGAGCTCCCAAANGGTGTACGGACCGCGTTGAACAGTGCGGCCGACGTGGTGGTCCAGTACGGCAAGAAGAAGATGCCAAAACGTACTGGACTAGCGTCGAACACCATCAAGGCCAAGTCAACGCGAACTCTGATACGTGTATCGGAGGGATCGAAGAAGGCCCCATACGTCCCATGGCTCGACTTCGGTGGAAGGACGGGGCGAAGGAAGTCGGTTGTCAGACCATTCTACAAAGACGGCCGCTACCTATATCCGGCGCTGGGGGACAAACGGGATGAGATAAACGCCGCCCTGGAGAACGCCCTAACCGATCTGGTCAAAAAGTCTGGATTGGAGATAGAATAGTGTCTGGTAACCAGACCACCCTGACATTCGGTGGTGATGCCTCATCCCTCCAAAGGGCCGCCAACCAGGCCACGGCATCCATAGGGGCCGTGTCGGATGAGGCCACCAGGAACAGCCGGGAACTGTCCAACGCGTCGGCTAGCGGCCAAGACATGGGGGGAAAGCTAGCGAAGCTGTCCGTGATAGCCGGCGGAGTCGGAAACGCGTTCCAAAGCCTGGGGGGACTCGTATCGGACCTAGCGGACTTCCAAAACCGGGACAAGCAAAAGGCCCTGGACCATGCCCGGGCCCTACAGACGTTGAAAGAGGCCATACTAGAAGCAGAGCAGTCAGCCCTGGACCTGGTATCGGCCCAACAGAACCTGGTCCAAACAGACATAGACGCGCGACGGGCACAGATAGCCGTATCCCAAGCCACCATCGACGCGGCCAGCGCACAAGAGGACTACAGGCAGACCATCGTCGATGGGAAACAGGCACAGCTAAGCGCCATCCAAGCGACCCAGGACGCCGCACAGGCCCAGGAGGATTACAAACAATCGGTCCTGGATGGCGAGCAAGCGCAGAAGGACCTCAATCAAGCCGTTCTGGACGGCAAGCAGGCACAGGCAAACATAGCCCAATCCCAAATCGACGCCAGCCAGGCATCCCTGAACGCCGAGAAGGCGCAACAGGACTACAACACAGCGGTCCAGAAGCACGGTGAGTCGAGCATAGAGGCCAGGCAGGCACTGATAGACATTGCCCAGGCCCAGCAAGACGTAACCCAAGCCCAGTTGGACGGAGAACAAGCCCAACAGGATGTGGCCCAAGCATCCCAGGATGCCGCCCAAGCCCAGTTGGACATGACACAATCCGTTCTGGACGGCAAACAAGCCAACATCGACATGAAAACGGCCGCGCTCGACGGTGAACAAGCCCAACGAGACCTGGCCAGATCCGTCATAGACGGACGGCAGGCCCAACTGGATATGAACACGGCAGAGCTCGACGGTGAACAAGCCCAACTCGACCTGGCCAAGGCCGCTCTGGCCCAGAAGCAGGCGCTGCTCGACCTGTCCAAACAAATCGAGGCGGCCAAGGACAAGCAGCTAGACCTGCTAGAGGCGCAGATGAAAGCGAACGTTAGCCCCCTCAAAAAGGCCGCCGACGAGATCGGGTACTACAGCCAAATTGTGGGGGACGCGGCGATAGTAGTTGGGGGTCTCGCTCTGGCGTACACGGCCGTAAAGGACTCGGCCATACTCGCGTCGGTATGGACGAAGGTCGCCGCTGGAGCACAGTGGCTGTTCAATGCCGCCATGGACGCCAGCCCCATTGGAATAGCCGTACTCGCTGTCGGAGCACTGGTAGCTGCCATAGTGCTGATAGCCACCAAGACGACATGGTTCCAGGACATTTGGAAGGTGTCATGGGCCTGGATAAAGGACACGGCCGGAGCCGCGTGGGACTTCATAAAGGCTAAGGCCTCTAGCTTCTGGGAATTCCTGAAGGGAATACCAGATTCCATTGGAAGAACCTTCTCATCCATATCCGATGGGATATCCGCACCGTTCAAAGCGGCCTTCAACCTTGTCTCAGACGCCTGGAACAACACGGTTGGCAAACTGAGCTGGTCTGTTCCAGGGTGGGTACCCAGCATCGGTGGAAACACCATCTCAGCCCCCAAACTGCCCAAGTTCCACACTGGTGGAACAGTCCCGGGGGCCCCGGGAACGGAAATGCTCGCCATACTCCAGGCGGGTGAGACA